GACGCGGATAATGGCCTGGGCGCGAGTTCGGTCCGGGCGATGGCGGCGGCGTAATCGGGCTCTAACATTATCTTGAAGGTTCCGATTCTGGGCACGGCTACCGGTGGTCGGCGAGATTTAGGGCTTCCTCGATCAAGCCGTTGAGATCCACACTTCGGCGTTAGTCACTGCTGCCACGCGAATGCTCCAACATGCTCTCGACGATATTGTCGCAACGTTTCCGTGCTCAGTGATCTTTTCGAGATTGCCGGTCAGCATCTCAATCGTTTCGTCGATCTCGACTCTCTCCTCCAGAGCAGTTAAGGCTGGAGCAGTGGTCTCCTTCAATTCGTCGAGCAACTCGCGACTTAATCAGCGGGAATTTGCAACGCGCACCAACTTGAGCCGAACCGATATGGCCAATCTGAGATCTGGACTCGGCCGCTCACCATTGAGGCGGCCCTCGACATCTGTGACCAATACGGTCTCAGTCTCGATTGGCTTTATCGCGGTGATTGGTCGAGACTGCCGCATCATCTCGCGATCGATATCGCGCCCATCGACGCCACTGAACGCAAGCATTAACTATCAGTCACTTAGCGTAATTTTTTATTGACTGGATGCTAGCTTTTGTGAATAAATTCACTGACAAACACGCACATTGGGAAGAGAAGCAATGGGTCTCCCAGACCACGGCGAATTCACTAAGCTCCAGCCCAGAGAGCCCCGGCCAGGGCAGACTGCCGGTCCGATTTCGTCGCTACACGAAGCGTGGTTTCACACCGTCGACAGATGCGTGAGCGAGGGTCCCATGAACGAGGTCATCCTCCCGTTGATGCGCAACTGCTTTTTTGGCGGAGCGCTGCACGCGGTTCTGTTGCTGCAGAAGGGTCATGCCGAGCAGCTCGCTTCCGATATTGCCGAGTTCATCCAGGATGAACCACAGTCGTAACTCGCGGGTACCAAGAGGACGATTAATCGAGAGCAGCTTCTCAAAGAATGGCTCCGCCCGCCTCCTTGCAGCCCGAGAGGACGGCATTGGAATTGGCAAAATGGCGTCGTCGCGCAGAGTTGTTTGGCCGATACTGAGAAACCGACTGGGGCGGAAGCTTCGAGCCAGTGGGGAGCGACGGCCAGTGGGAGCCAGGACAAGGAGGTATTGTGGTAGAGGTGCAGGTAAGCCTCGCGCGAGAAAGGACCCGTGGCCAACGGCCAGTGAAACGACCACGTGTGGCGCCACCATCGGACAGCCTCTCTGCGGTTTTGGCGTTGATTGAAAGACTGACGCTTGACCCCGGTACCGATGTCGAAAAGCTCGAACGCATGATCGGGATGTACGAGCGCCTGCAGGCGAGAGAGGCGGAACTCGCCTACAACGCGGCAAAGGGCCGGATCCTGAAAAAGCTCGCTGCCATCAAGATTGTCAAGAACCGGTCGGCTGTCCGCGAAAGCGAGAACGGGAAACCACATCAGGGGAGCTCTGAAGTCTTCAAATACGCGCCGCTGGAGGAGATCGACAAATATTTGCGCCCACTCTTGGTGGAAGAATCGATGGATCTGTCCTATTCCGACGAACCCGGAACTGGCGGCGGCATTGTGATCCGCGGCCGGCTGAAACATCTGCCGGGCGGCCATTATGAAGATTCCTTTATGCCGGCCCCGCTGGACACCACGGGTGGCAAGTCGGAAGTGCAGGCAGTGGGGAGCACCAATTCTTTCCTTCGCCGCTACGTCGCCTGCAACATCTTCAACATTGTCGTCGTTGGCGATGATGACGATGGAACCGGGGGACCGATCGACGAGGCCCAGACGAAGACAATTCTCGATCTCATGAAACGGGCAAAGGCGGGGCCGAAGTTTCTCAAATACATGAAGGCCCAGAGCATCGCGGAAGCCGGCTCTCTCGCGGCCGCTGTCGCGACGATCGCCGCCCCGGATTATCGCAAGGCCATCAGCACACTCGAGGAACAGATCGCTAAGGCCGAGGTCCGTCATGCCAATCCTTCATGACGTGGCGCAATATTCCGAAGCGTATGACCGCCTCAAGCTCGGGATCCCGACGAGCTCCAATTTCCACAAGATCATCACACCGCAAGGGAAACCGTCGAAACAGTGGCGTGAATACGCCTGCCTGCTGATTGCCGAGCGGATCCTGCAGCGGAAAATCGAGTTTTATCATTCGCCGGCGATGGAACGCGGCGTCATCGTCGAGGCCGAGGCGGCCGATTGGTATGAATTCGATCACGACGTCACCGTCCAGAAGGTGGGCTTCATCACCGATGACGCGCGCACGGTCGGATGCAGTCCCGACCGGCTCGTCGGCGATGACGGTCTGTTGGAGATCAAGGCCCCGCTGCCGCACACTCAGGTCGAATACTGGCTTTCCGACGAGGTCAATGAACGCTTCCGGCCGCAATTGCAGGGCCAGCTCTATGCTCACAGCGCAGTTGGGTCGACATCCTCTGCTGGCATGACGTGCTTCCCAAGGTCGTCCTGCGGGTGGAACCGGATGAGACCTTCATCAAGGCGCTCGACCGTCAATTGCAGATCGTCAACTTCTTTATCGAGCGCGTCATGGAAAAGATCGGCACCACCACTGAGGCACCGGTCGCGCACGGGAAATTGGCGTTGAAGGCGGCGTTCCGGGCAAGTCTGGAGATCGCCCCGTGACCCAACAAGCCGTCATCGCCCGGCCCAATCCACCTTCAGCTCCGCCTGAACCCGAACGCGCGGGCCGCTCGTAAGACCGATGCGCGCCGCCCGCATTCCCCGCACCGTTGCACGCCGCAAACCCAAGCTCGACTCCCGGAGGCGAGGACAGCACCTGAGTTTTATCCGTCAGCTCCCCTGTGTGGCCTGCGGCAGAGCCGCGCCATCGGAACCGGCGCATGTCCGCACCGGATCCGATGGTGGGGTCGGAATGAAGCCGGGCGATCGCTACGCCGTTCCTCTGTGCACTGCCTGCCATGCAAAACAGCATCGGATCGGCGAGCTCAGTTTCTGGTCCGCGCTGCGCATCGATCCCCTCAATGTGGCCTTCCGGTTGTGGATCGTCTCGGCCGATCTCAAGGCCGGTGAGCGCACCGTGTTTCGCGCGCGACAACGGATCGATCTGGCGAAGCCATTTGGCTGAGAACCGTACTGTGTTTGCAGAACCGATCTTTGCTGAGAATGATATCGGGATCTCCACCAGTCTCGTTCAGTAGTCGAGGTAGTAAGTTCAGCGTCGAACCCTCTCCACTGGGGTCCGACCGCCAATGTCATGGCCATCGCGCCAAGCGGCTCTGGTCTCGGCCAGCCATGCCCGACTTCAACAGTACCGCAGAAAAGTGACAAAGGCACAGTAGGTTACGACGCCGATTTTCGTCATGCGCGACAAATCGGCGGCCGAGTTCCGCGCGGCGATCCTCGGTGCAAGCGATCGCCCAGGAGCCGCTATGGTTCAGCTCTTTTTCTTCTGCGCCTCGAACCACTCCATTGAGCCGGGCTGAGGCAGGGTTTTAATCGGTTGTGGCTTGTTGCGCTGCTTCGCCGCCTCTGCTCGCCGGCGGTAGAGTTCGAAGATGCCCTCGCCCTTCATTTGCGGGTTGAGTATTTCCAGGGCTCCGCTGCAGGCGTCGACCTCATCGTCATGCGCTAAATCTGGGAAGCCTTCGAGGACGCGGAATAGCTCCTCGTTCCAAGAGCCTCGCAGGACCTTCACATTGCCGGCGTTGCACTGCGAGCTGAACGGTCCAAACCGCGTGATCTTGTTGCCGCTCTCCGGAGCTCCCGCGACGGTGAAGCCGCTGAGTGCGCGCACCAGGTGAAGCACCTGACTCTTGCCCGCCTGCCCCGGATCTTGGCCGAACCCGATGCGCACCCGTTTACCGTCCTGTGTCGCGGTGTTGAGCATTAACCTCTCGACATCACCAGGATTGGCCCGCCAGCGCACCATATCGAGCAGCCAGTAGCCGCCGTTCCGATCGCGGCCGAGCTTAATGCCGACCGTCCAATCGGGATCGTTGAATTCGGTTTTTTCGGTGGCGGCGAGATCCCAATAGCGGACAATGTCGAGATCCACCGGAACCTCGTCGACGACAGCACACCACTGCCGCTTGAAGTAGAGCCCGGCCGCGGGCCGGATCTTCCAATTGCCTTCTAACAGCCGCTCGCGTTCGAGCAATGGTAGCGACAGCAAAGAAACAAGATATTCCGGGTTGACCTGCAACAGGGCATGGTTGTCGAACACCGTCGCCGGGATAAACGTGACGCTGATTGGCCGTGGCAGGTCGAAGCCGGGGGGCAGATTTCCAGGTTGTGGCAGGTATTGCAGCAAGTCTTCGGGCCGATCGGCCCACACGATCTCGTCCGAAACGCGGACAAAATAACGCATAACCCCGGCCCGCTCGGCGATCGGAAAGCCAGTCTCCTGGTCGATCCACCACGCGACAAACTCGGCGACCCAACTGTCCGCGTCCGGATTGCACGTCGCGCGGATATAAGGCCGGATGCCGCAGGTCGAGCGGTTGCGGCTGATCATGTAAAAGAACTGGTGTTTCGTAAAATGAGTCAGTTCGTCGAAACAGATCAACGCAATCTGTGTGCCCTGCCAGGCATAGACCGTGGAATCAAACTGCAAGTGTGCGAACTTGATCTTGCCGCCGCGCGACCAGCGCCACTCGCGCGCTACTAAGTGCGGGATACCGCCGGTCCAGCGATAGAGGTTTAGGCTCTCATCCCATAACGCTCCAGGATGCGTGATCTGCGGCATGGTGCGGCGAAAGATCACCGTTGTGAAGTTCGGAACCCGGCCAACATGGCGCAACCCCTCCATGAGCAGTGCGAAGGTTTTCCCAGCACCCGCCGCGCCGCCGTAAATGGCGATGTCCGCGGGCGTGCGCAGAAACACAGTCTGCGGCCCGGACTGCGCCGAAATTATTGCAATGCGTGAGGCCAACATCATCATGCTCCCAGCGCCGAGGCCCGCTGTCGCTTATCGCCGAGAGCCAGATCTCGACAGTTATCGGGCAAATGCCCACGCGCTTTTTCGAGATGCACAAATTCCGCCTCGGGCAGATTGATCATCATCTCGTAAGTCGGACTAAGATGGCTGGTGCTTGACGAGAAGATAAACTTCCTTATCAAGCAGGGTTGTGTAAGGAATAATGTCGACATAAAACCATTTCCTACAATGATAGTCCCAAATTTTACTCTGTGTCGGAACTAAATATTTTGTTCGGGTGACGCGTTTGTCGCCGCTGTTTTCTGGCGTAATATTTCTCCTGAGTTTTCCGTAGCTCCTCCGTCAGTTCCGGATCTCGATTGTTGTCGGGTAGCGCGATGACGTTGTGCGAAATCTGCTCGGCATCGGAGCTCGGAATTGGCTTCTCCGGCTCCTTCTCCCGCCAATGTGCTCTTGCCTTCACCCAGAAGATTTGGGCCGCGGTATCGCCGCCCATCGCCTTCTCGTATAAAGCGCCGGTGACATTCGCATTCGCCTCCGCCGTGCCGCAATCGAGTTCTTCACGGAAGTACTTGCGCGCCGTCTTCGCATCGCATCCGATGATCGCGGCGATGTCATCCTGCCTGACGCCGCGAGCCGCCAAGGATCGCACCTGCTCGCGCATCGCATGGGTTGCGACGAATCTTTTTCTAGCCATGTATTGCTCCTGATTGACCCGGCTCGGGCGCGTTGGCGCGCTCACCGAGGAATCCACCAAAGGCTTGATGCTCATCAGCCAGCACCGAGATCGTGCCTCCCCACTCGACGCTGGCGGCTGCGATTTTGTTGAGGTCGGCGCTATGAAGCCGTGGCGTGCTCGGAAATAACTCCTCAACCGGTGAGCGCTTGACCCGGTGGGCCGGCCACCGCCATGCCGGCCTTACCACGCCGGCTCCAATTCTCTAAAGAAATGAACTTCTCCCGTAAGAATACGACTCTACGTCGCTAAAACCTGCGAAGCTGATCA